GAATGATGCCTTGGCCCTTCAATGACCCCGTTGCAACGGCGGCAGTGATCGTCTTGCTCGCCCTGATCCCTAGCCGAAGGAGCCGCAGGAATGACCACTGACGTGAAGCTGTTGCCGCTGCCGGAGTGGGCCGCCTGCGAAGAAACCGTTGCCGACATGTCCACAGCCGATGTGCGCGAGGCTATGGCCGACTACGCCCGCGCCAACATGGAGCCGCTGCTTGCCGAGAACGAGCGGCTGGCGGAGGCGTTGCGCTGGATCGCAAGCGACGAGACTGCCACCGCGTCGAACGTACACAGCGGCATGGACGAGGTAGATGCCATCAAGAGCCGCGCCCGCGCCGCCATCGACCAAGAACGCAGTAGGGGAGGTGCGGAGTGAGCAGGAACCGATACAGCTCGGACGGTCGGCTGATGGACTACTACAGCCGGAAGCGAAGGTGGAACTTTTGGTTCAACGTGATCCTCTTTGGCGGGCCAGTGATCTACTTGGCGGGGGTCTACCTCTACATCGTCGTTTCCGACTGGCTCAAGTCGGTGCTCGGAGGCTGATGTGAGCGCAGCGGAGGAACGGCAATGAGAGGATGGCGCGATCGGTTCGAGATGCACGACGGAAGGCACGAGTACGTAGCGGCACTCATGTTGGGGTGCGCGCACACCCTCGTGGCTTGGATAGAACCTGCGAAGGATTCAACCAATGGGTGAGAGCACCACCAAACCGCTGCCCGGCGACAAGGCGACGCAGCTCGATGTGGCATACCGGGCGCTCGACTTTCGCACCGAGCTGGATGCGCTGCTGAAGAAGCACGGCGTGCGGATGCTGCTCGGGTGGGAGGGCAAATGGGCCAAGCTGCAGTTGATGTTCCCCGAGGCCAGCACCGAGATCGTGCTGACCATCATCGAAACGAAGAAGGGCGGGCGGGTGCGCTACCGGCTCGACGAGGAGGAATCGTAATGAACTTTTTCAAGAAGCTGTTCGGCGACACCGCCCAAGCGGAGTACGAACGCTCCGAGGCGGAGCGCAAGCACACCGCCAAGCTGCTCTCCGAAGCCTCGTACCACCGGATCATGGCGAACTTCTACACCGAGCGAGCTGCGAGCTTGAACCCGCATACCCAATGGTGGGAGTTCGCCGACGCCAAGCAGAAGGAGTATGACCACCAGCTCGAATGCGTGTTGCTCGAACGGCGCGCGGGGGTCGATGACCTCGTCGATGCCGCCGATACCGATCCCGAGTGACGTAAAATCAACCACGGGTTGCGATCGTCGCGACCCGGATAACGAAGGAAGACCATGAGCCTCTACGACGACTACGCCGCTTTCACCGCGACGACCGCGATCTATCCCGATCAGGTCGCCGCCCCGTACCTCGCCCTCGGGCTGTGCAGCGAGGCCGCTGAGTGCATCGAGCTGATCTACGCGCAGAGCAACGTCTCGCTGCTCGGACACGAGCTTGGCGGCGAGATGGGTGACGTGATGTGGTACAGCGCGCGCCTCGCCGCCACCTACGATCTCGACTTCGACGCGCTGGTCCGCCGTGCCAAGAACTCCCGCAGTCACACGAACGAGGTCGCCGACCTGCACAAGACCCTCGACGAGATCACGATGCGGTCGGGCCTGATCGCCGGGAAGATCAAGAAGCAGCTCCGCGACGGCCAGAAATGGACCGGCGAACAGCGCGAGGACGCACGCCGTTACATCAACGAGCAGCTCATCAGCATCCTGCGCCTGACCATCGACGTGACCGACTGGCTGTATGCCCACCACAATGCCGAGTACAGCTCGCTCGACAAGCTCCTGCAGATGAATCGCAAGAAGCTGGAAAGCCGCCAGAGCCGCGGGGTGTTGGGCGGCGACGGCTCCAACCGCTAGACCGTCGCTTCTTCAGGGGGAAGCAATGCCATACCGCAAGCTGGAATGGCGGGAGGGCGGCGCTCGCAAGGGCGCTCCCTACCGTCCCGAGCCGGAGAAGAATGTCGTCTTCTCCGAAGAACAAGCCGCCGAGATCAAACGCCGCAAGGCCGAGGTCCGGCGGATGATCGAAGACGAGAAAATTGACCGAGAGATCGAGGAGATGTTCGGATGAGTAAGACGAAGAAAGTCGATGTAAAGGTCCAAGCTGACCCGAGGCCCGAACAGCCGAGTGCGCCGGCCATCCTCAAGCGCGCCGCGCAACACATGGAAGACCGTGCCGCGGCCCGAGACCAGCCGGGAGGCGAACGGTCGATGGCACGCACCGTGACAGCGTTCAACGCGCTGACAGGCCACGAGCTGACCGAGCGCGACGGATGGATGTTCATGGTCGCCTTGAAGGCCGCACGCGCCTGCACGACGGCTACGGGCCTCTCGGACGACTACGAGGACGGCGCCGCGTACTTCGGGCTCGCCGGGGAGGCCGCGTCGCGATGATGCTCTCGATCCTGCTCCTCAAGGGCGCCCTCGTGTGCGGTGTGTTGGCGGGCGCGATGACCGCGCTCGTGGTTGTCTTCGGAAGCCTTTTAGACGCAATCGAAGGCAAACTCTCCCATTTCTTTACGATCGTGGTGTTGAGCCTGCTATTCGCTTCCGTCATTCTCGGCGCCCTGCTAGTGGTTGGCGCTTTCGGGGCGTTCGTGTTCGACGTGAGGGTCTAGCTGCTTCCCACCCCCGCTGACTGACGAAAAACCCGCCTCTCGGCGGGTTTCGTTTTACTGCTTGATGACGCCCCGTTTCTCGTGCTCGTCGAGGCAGCGGTGCTCCTCGGCGCGCAGCTCGCGCTCCTTGTCGAGCGTCCCGAGCACCTCGACCACCCACGTTGCCGCGTGCTGGCTGAGCTGCGCGACGCCGTCGACGATGCCGACCCAACAGTCCGAGCAGGGCGCGTCTGGGATCGGCGACGTGGCCGGCTGCTGGCAGCGCACGGTAGGCGCCTGCAGGGGGCTATCGGTTCGCTCGGGAGACAGCAGCGTCGATGACGTTTTGCACGCTGTCAGGGACAGGGCGCAAAGCAGCGCAAGCGATGTCGCGCGCAGGATCAGGTTCGGCTTCGACGTAGACATAGCGGATGATCTCTTTGGCCTCTTGAGTGGCAACGTCCGAGTCGACCATGACTTCCTGCGCTCGCTCGTTGCTCTCCTTCGTGATGTCGCGGCTGGTGGTGTCGCGCTCGGCTACGGCTTCGCCGATGCGCTCCGCGCTCTTGTTCTGCAGTTCGGAGATGCGGATGTCGCACTCGGCACCGGCCTGCGCCCACTGCCACCCGAGGAAGGCGTTCAGGACGACCGAGGCAGCAAGCGCCCCGCCGAGCACCAGCGACGTGCGGGAGGGCAGGATCACGGCTTCACCTCCGATCGAAGGGCGCGGGCGCCTAATGTGACGACCGCGCTCAGGCCGTTGTAGAGGATGGGTGCGACAAGCCCGGCACCGATGCCGAGCCACAGCGCGCTAAGCCGCGCCTGCGGCCCTCCCGACCACATCTGGAGCATCGCTACCGTCACACCGATGAGGACCGCTGCAGAGTCGATCAGGAAGTCCCTCGCGCGGGGCTCGCCCTCGAAGGACGGCACCCACTTGCACAGGAACCAGCGAGACAGCGTTGCCAGCGAGACGGCCACGAAGAACGAGGCGAGCCCGAGCGGCGCGCTATCGGTCATCTGGATCATCAGCAGCCACAAAGCGAGCAACGCCTCGGCAAGCTGCGTCCCGTAGGTGGCGATCAGCACGATGAGCCCGGCGAGGGAGACGCCGATGCCGCTCTTGATCCAGTTGTTCATGCGTACTTCCTGAGTTCCCGGAACAGGGATTTCGCGAGAGCGGTCTTCAGGCGACGATCGGCCATGCCGTTCGGCGTGCCGTGGTGCTCGGGGTCGCCGAGGTTGACGCCGCGCGAGACGGCGAGCAGGTCGTCCTTCTCCGCCCATTCGTTGAGCCCTTTCCATCGCCAGTAGTAGGCGGCAGCGCGGGCCGCGATGCGCGGCTCCACGATCAACTCCGGGTGCTCGATCAGCGTGCGGTCGCCGAACAGCGCGAGCGAGGTGCGCAGGAAGTTTCCTCGTCCCGTGGTGTGGATCAGCCCGCCGCCGCGGAACTTCCACCCGTCATCGGGCAGCACGTTGCCGAGGTTGAGCCGTCCCCACTCGCCGCCGTACAGCGCGTTGGCGATCGCCGGCTGGTTGGCGGGGTGGTAGGACGATCGGCCGTACCGGGCTGCGTCGGAGAGGGAGATGCGGTGACGGCCGAACTTCGAGGCCAGCGCCTCGACGCTATAGTTGAGGCTCTCGCGCGGCCGCGTGAAGTTCAGGCTCTCGTGGGCGACCTGCCCGAGAAAGTGCGACTTGGCAAGCTCGCTCTCGATGCCGAACTCGATGCAGGCATCCTCCAACTCGCGGGCATAGAGACCGCTGTGCGGAGGGTTCATCCGGGCAACCACGGTCTCGGTGCTCATCGTCTCACTCCGTAGCGTGGAATCGCGCCTCGATGCGCTCCAAGCGGTCCACCCGCTCGTCGAGCCGCTGGTCTGCCGCCTCCACGCGTCGTAGGTCATCCCTGAAGCCGTTGAGGATGTCATTGCCGGTCCATGCGATCACGCCCACCACGATCCCGGCGCACAGGCTGATCCCGAGCCCGATGCCGTGCCACAGCGACAACTTTCGCTCCACCGCAGCGTTCTCATGTGCGTGAGTGACCTGCCAGTTTTCATGTGCGTCAGCGCGCTCGTCGGCGTGCGCCTTGACGTTCCGTATCTCGGTGAAGGCACGATCGAGACCGCTACCCTGAGCTTCCTGCCGCTCGGCGATGCGCGCTACTGTTTGCAGTAGATCGGTCATCGTCTCAAGCCTGCCATCGACCGCCGCCATGGCGGTCTTCATCTGTGCGTTCCCCTCGTCGACACACCGCCGGATGTCAAGCTGCGATTGCTTGAGCATGGCGATGTCTTCGATCACTCGCTCAGACACCGTCACTGAAACCCCTCGGTTCATCATGGTAGGTGCGCCGTGGAACAGGTGGTAGTCGATGCTACCTGCGGTTGATCCGTGGCCCTGTGAAGGTAGCGTAGGTTCCTGCAGGGCCGGGGGTCAATCAGGAGGAGGGTCTATCGAATCAACGATTTGCGAACCAACCCTTTGATAATGCCGGGATGCGGTGCAACATGATGCACCGAAGTTTACCCCGATATTTGGACCGGATGGACCAAAATTGGACCAAGGTGACTATGCCGAGGGCAGTAGAGCGGAGAACCCCGCGGGTGCCGCGTACTGCCATGCCTGCTCATCGAATCGACCGATGACCTTGTTGGTCCCGCTAAGACCAACGGCGGGAACCAGATTGAGGCCCGAATTAATGCCCGAGAAAGCCGCCTCCGTTCCGCCCTCCGGGTCACCGATCCACACCCCGTTCTTCGCAAACCATATGCTGCCGGTCGCCTTGTCAATCGCCACGCCGATGACGTCGCCTTGACCGAAAGACGGGCCATAGGCTGAAATCGAATAGTGGTACTTTCTCCCGTCGCGCACGTAGGCCGCGCCGTTGCTATTGTTGCTGCCTAGCGCGACATTCACACTTCCGCCCAAGTGCTGGGCGCCGGTGTTGATTCCGTAGGCGTAGGTATCGGGCGCGCGGTCAATATAGACCTCCCAATAGCGCTTTCCGGTGATGACCGCCGACGATGCCTGCACGATTTGGTTCCCATCAATTGCGGTCGCGCTTCGCTCCGCGGCGAGTCCGTCCATCGTGATAATAATTCCAGGGGCCGAACGGTCAGGGGACCAGGTGACGCCGCCCACCGGGGGCGGCTCGGCTGCTCGGGCATGCGCAGCAGCAAGTATCCCCAGCGGAATCACGGAGCGGCCTCCAAGTTACCCTCGATGTCCCACGTATCGGTCGCTCGCTTGATGAGCGTTGCCTTGGCCCACTGCTTTCGCAGCTTGAGCGTTTCCGGCGTGCGGATGGTGACACCCGAGCCGGCCGCCACGGTGGTCTGCCCTGCGCCATCCTGTCCGATGTCCACGCGCGTGCCGACGGGGAAGGCGACGGCGCTGTTAGGCGGCACCGTCAGGGTGTTGGCGACCGCGTTGCTCATGGTGACCAGCGCGCCCGCGTCAGCCAGCACCAGCGTGTAGGCGGTGCCGGTCTGCGCGTTGATCGTCGCGTAGCGGTTCGCGAACTCCCTGACTTGTGCAGCCGTAGCGCCTCTGGATTGTCCGTCTTGCGTGACTTCTAAACCTTCGGACCCATCGAACGGGGCCGCCGGGTTATCTGCGACTAGCTGTGAGATCGTTACGTCTGCCATGGTGTCATCCTGATGTGATTCGCCGGTCTCCGGCCTCTGTTACGCGAATATTGCCATCCTCCGTCATCCTGAAGGAGAGCCCGATCCCTTCCAGCACCCAAGGACCGTCCACCCGCGCCTTGTACCCTTCGACCATCTGCACCACCTCATACCGCCCCGCGGGAAGGCCGGAGAACGCCCACGCGCCTGTGCCGGCGTCGCTGAGGGTCGTGTCGACGATCTCGTTGCCGTTGACATCGAGCAACGTCACTCGCGCTTGAACCGGGGCGCCGTTGAGGTGGGAGAAGCCTGAGATCGTGTCGGTCATGGCGTTGGGTCAGAAGTTGGGGAAAGGGGCGGTCGGCGGATCGAAGTTCTCGGTGTAGCGGGCAACATCGCGGGTGAAGCGGAACTCATCGAGCCACCCAACTGCCATGCGGTCCAGCGTTAAGCCGGCTTCCGCCCCTATGATCATCGTTTGAGAACTGGTAGGGAAAACGTGCGTGACGCTCCAAGAGTTAACCTTCGTGCCGTTTATGAATACATGAATATTCGCCCCGTTTTTCGTCACCGCAATATGACACCACTCGTCGAAAGGCGCTTTCACCGTGGTGTCTACTGTCAAAAAGTTGGTACTCGTTCCGAACACGGAGCGCACGACACCATCGGGCATCACCGCGCAATAGAACCCTTCGTTCGCGTTAGCCGGAGTCGTCGAGAACAACGTATGGCGATGGCCTGCGTCTAGTCGGGCGAAAATCTCTGCGGTGAAAACGCCGTTAATAGTGAAGGCGCCCGGCTGTGGAGTGGATAGCTGCGCGTAAGACCCCTTGGTCAGCTTCCCGAAAGACGCCTCTCCGAACTTCTTGACAGAGGAGTCCGTCCGAGCGCCCCCATAAATTGTCCACGGGGAACCCTTTTCATCCAAGAAAGTCGGGCCTTCCTGCACCTCGTCAAAGTGCAGCAGGCTCACTACGTTCGCCCAATGAGGGTCTTGCTGCGCGGGGTCGAAAGGCGTTACAGGCCCGAACGCCCTACTGCGATACACGCCACCCCCGAGCACCAGTACGCGGAACGTCGCGCCGCTCGGCAGCCCGTCGAACGAGTAGGCACCCGAGACCGGGTCGCTCGTCGTCGAGGCAACGACTTCCGTGCCTGCCGCATTGAGCAGCAGCACGTCGGCCTGTCCGGGGATTTCGGTGTCGCCGATGGTCACGATGCCATTGATGGTTGCCATCAGTTGTCCTCCGGCGGATTCGTGATCGTATTGCAGATGTGCAAGGTGTTGCCTTCGGCCGGTAGAGGCTCCTCGACCTCGGAGATGTCGTAGATCGTGCCAGTTGCCGCGGGGATCGTATACTCCTCGCACGCTCCTCCGGTCGCCTGCAGCACGAACTGCTGCGACGCCGTCGAGCCTACGCTGTCCTCGACCTGCACGGTGAACGTCGCTTCCTCGGTGTCGGACGGGGTGCCCGAGAGCACGCCCTGCGGCGAGAGCGAGAGACCTTGCGGCAGGCTCCCGGCGGCGATGCTCCATGTGTACGGCTTCGCCCCTCCCGACGCCGCGAAGGTGACGCTGTAAGGCTCATCCAACACGAGCGGCGGCAGCTCGATCACAGGGAAGACCAGCGGGTCGAGCGCGTCGACCATGAAGAACTCCTGCGACTTGCGCTCGGCGCTTCGCAGTTCGCCGTTCACCGCGACCAATCCGAAGCACACGTTCTTCGACACGTCGGCGTCGTCGGCGATGCGGTCGGCCACCGTGTAGGTGAAGCGGTCAAACGGAGGCTCGGTGATCTGCACCGTGCGTCGGAGCACCCCGTCGATGTAGACGCGAACCTCGTAGCCGCCCTCCGGCACGTCGACGAAGTTCGGCGCATCCTGCGGCACCACGACACCCGCTTCCGTCTGCTCGATCCTGTGCCTGATCGACCATGTGATCTCGGCGTTGCCTTCGATGACGTGATCGACGGAGTCCCCGTTGACCTTCGGATTCGCGGCGGGATAGGGCTTGCGCGCACGACTGGATACCGCGATCGAGAGCTGCGGTGCATCCGCGATCGGCAGCACCCCACGCACGTTGCGGGGTAGCAGCTTCGCCGTGACCGTGCCGTCTTCCGCGTAGGGCTCCTCGGAGAGCAGCCCCATGCCCTCGGTAATCATCCAGATGCGCGCCCCCGCCGGGTGGTCGAGCGGCAGGGTGTCGAGCGCTCCGCGCATCACGTCGCGCACGGTGTAGCTCCCGTTGCCGTTGTTGGCGACGGTCTTCCACGCGATGATCTCCTCGCCCGCCGTGCTGCGGATCAGGGCGAGCGCGTCACCGGCCTCGAACCCTCCTTGCGTCGGGTTTTCCAGCGAGCCGAAATCGCGGGCCGATGTCACGACAAAGCCGGTTGGGTCGATCGCAGGCGTCGTGCTCGGGTACTCCGAGAACAGCACACCCGTGGGCGTGAAATCGGCGACGTTGCCGGTCAGGCGATACGACGAGCCTCCCGCCGGGTCATGCCACGTCTCGTAGGCCGAGTCGATGCCCCCGGCACGAGCGCCCACCGTGATGATGTAGCGCGCTGCCTCGCCGACGAGGTGGTACGGCGCCTCGAACGCATACTGCGCGGCGAGCGGCTGCGGCGGGCCGACCGGGTTCTGCCAGTTGCTCGGAGGCGGGAGGGAGTAGCTCGCGTTGGTCAGCGAGAAGATGTCCTCGATGCAGTCCAGCTCGACTTGATTGCCCATGGGGTCGCCGTAGCCGATCCGCGACACGCGCAGGATGACGCCCGCGAGCCCGTCCGGCGACCAGTCGACCACGATCACGCTACCGGGGCGCAGCTTGCGCGCTCGACGCGAGCTGACCCGTACCTTGCCCGTGAGCAGCGGGTAGCTGAAGGTCTTGAGCGCAACATGGCCGCGCCGGATCGCCGGGTCTGCGCGAGAGAAGCCGAGCAGGTCGAGCGTCTCGGCCTCCACGACGCCGCCGCGCCCGAACACATTGGCGGTATCGCGCAGCGGCACAGGCCGCACGGTGAAATCGTCTTCCCGGTCGACGTACTGCAGGATGAGCGTGTTCTTGGTCTCGCTCCACGAGCCGCGCGACCACTGGAACGAGGAGATCGAGGACTCATCGAACCGCGGCAGCTCGTCGACGTTGTAGTCGTCGCGAGCCAGCGCGATGTCGATCAGGCCGGTGTCCGGGTCGGTATACAGCACTCCGTCGATGTGTCGCAGGATTTCGGCGATCTGATCCTGTAGCGAGCGTGCCGAGTTGACCAGCATCGACAGTCCGTAGCCCTCGTCGTAGAGCTGGTTGCCGATGGCGATGAACTTCGCGATGTTGACGCGCGAGGAAGGGAACTGCCCGCCCCACCGCATATCGGTCAGCAGCTCGTAGATCATGCACGCGGGGTTCGCGTCGCCCTCGATGATGTGCCGCCCATCGGTCATCCCGAGGGTGTTCGGGTAGCGGTGGACGACGAAGCTGATCGCCGGGATGTTCTCGCGGGTGCCGAGGTAGAACGACTCGAAGACGGCGAAGCACAGACCGCGGTAGGCCGAGCGTAGGCGCCCGAGCACGGTCTGCACGTAGGAGTTCGCGTTCTGCATCCCGGTGCCACGGGCGATGCGCAGCGTGCCGACGAGCCCGCCGCCTTCCTCGTTGCCACCCATGAACTCCGGGGCGTTGAAGTTGAAGACGATCTCGTCGTCCGTGACGCTCTTGCTGACGTTCTCCGGGGGCACGGTGTCGCCGTTGAAGCGGACCTGCGATACATCGTCGATCGCGCCGATCGTCAGCATCATCTCGATGCCGAGGATGTACTTGTGGTTGACCGTCACACGGGTCGATGAGAACCAGCCGGTCTTGACCTTCTTCTTGATCTCCTCGGTGCGCAGGTCTCCGTACCACGTGACATTGCCGCCTTCGATCAGGCACGTCCCTGCCATCCACGGCCAGTTGCGTGTCTCCGAGATGGTCGGCAGGTTGAAGTCGTCGATCGCCGCCGGCTTGGCATCGGTCGGCTTCTGCTTCGGGCGCAGCAGCTCCCCGACCACCGAGATCGCGAGCGAGACAAAGAATGCCATCCAGAACATGCGCGACTACTCCACCAAGTTGCCGATGCTGCGCCATGGCGCCTTGCCGCTATCCGAGCCGCCTCCGCTGCCCTTGTTGCCGGTGCCGAACACGTTCTCGGTGAAGGGGTTCTTGCGAGGCACGTCCGGGAACCCGGCGTGCCGCGGGAGGTTGTTGAACTTGTCCTTGCACGTCGACTCAAGGCCGTCACAGCCTGCGTAGGCGGACAGGACTTCACCGGAGCGCAGCCCGACGAACGGTGCCACGAGGGTCAGGTTCGGGCCTTCGTGCGAGATTATCCAGCGGACCTCGTTCGTCTCCCGGCGCAGCACGTAGCCCGCGGCAAACCACTGGTCTTCCTTCGTGCCGAAGGCGGCGGCGGATACCACATCGCGGTCGATCGCGTTGACCGTCCCGTCCACGCGGTACAGCTCGCGGTTCACACCGCAGCCGGGCGAGTAGACCGGCCAGTTGCAGGTCGGACTGTAGACAGGCCACGGGATCACGCGCTGCATCTTGTGGCCGATCGGGAAGCACGTGATCGACGCGGTGCCATCCTCGTTGAACACGGCAGACGCGGCCTCGCCGAAGAACACCGGCCGGTATTCGCCGTCCGGGTCGTCGCGGTGCCGCGTGAGAACGTCCACCTCGATAGGCTGCGGCGGGAGGAACTGCTTGAACTCGAACGCCAGTGGAGTGCTCGACGGGAGGTTGATTTCCACGCCTTGCGGAAGCTCCTGCGCGCTTTGCTCCGTTGGCCCCATCGAGATCGGGATGTTGCCGTAGACCTCGGTGCCGCTGGTGATCGGGAGGCGGTGATTCGTGTAGAGCCACCGCCGCTCGCCGGAGAAGAAGCGGAACAGCAGCAAGGGGCTTCCCCGGTGCTCGCTGTCTTGGAATTGATCGAAGCTCATGGGTTGCCCGGACGCGTGAGTTGCAGGGAAGTCTGCACTACCGACGCCTCCGTTGTCTTGTGGCTGATCGTCACCGCGTCGCTCGCCAGCCGGTACAAGCCGAGGTAGCTGATCCGTCGAACCTGCGACACCGCGATGCCACGGCCGACCTGCTCGGTAAGCGTGAGGTCGGCGGAGCCGTCGCCCCGCGGCATTACGTTGTCGATCTCACGAACGAGGTTCACACCGCCCCGAAGCTGGATCAGCACGTGCTTGCGCGCCGGGTGCCCGTCCACGAGTTGACCGTAACCGTTGTCAACCACGTGTAGGCTCGAATCGGTCTGCACCACGTCGCTGAGCAGCTTGAAGTCCGCGGTTCCGGTAGGCATCCATACGGGCGCGAGGCGTCCCTTGCGGCGGGCGAAGAAGCCGCGCAGCCCGGTTGCCTCTTTCTTCGACTTGGATAGCCACTCGTGCGACTTCACGATGGTCGGCCAGCCGGAGCGCGGTCGCGTCTGGAACACGCCGAAGTCGTTGTCGTGGAGGTCGTAATCCGGGGTAATCGAGACGTTGAGGTTGCTGATCCAGTTGGTGCCCGCGGTGTAGACCTCGAAGCCGTCGAACATCTCGGCGGGATCGCTCGCGGGCAGACGTGTCGGAGTGTCCGCAGGCGAGCCGACGAACCGTACTGGCACTTCGAGCTTGTCCTCCGCCACGTAGTTCGTGTTCGCCGTACCGTCGAACCGCGCGATCATCACCGGGAAGACGGAGGCGCCGACAGGCCACGTGAACTCGGTGCCCTTCTTCAGCCTGACCTCGCCATCGAGTACCGTCTCGATCTCGATCGCCTCATATGTCGAGGCGCTCTTGAACAGCACGAGCAGTCCACCCTCGACAAACGAGCGATCGTCCACGGGGAGGCGCAGCGTCAAGGCGCCCGGAGGCGCGGCTTCGGTCAGCGTCGCCTTCTCCTGCCAGATGGGGAGCGCGAACAGCCGATCGGCCCACCCGAACATCGCGCTCTCGAACAGCGCCGTCTCCGGGCCTACGATCTGCGCCCGGTATTCCAGCACGCGGCGAGGCTCGTCGCGCTGCGCTACGCGATGCTCGGTCCGATCGAAGGCGGTCTCGATCGCGGTCCGCCACTCAAGCGTCTCGTCGACGGGTTGCGCCCAATTCGGCTTGAAGGCCCACACCACCACGCGGCGCCCGGTGATCGGAACGTTGTAGTCGACACCGTCAATTGTCCACGACATCGACGCGTTGATCGTCGGCGGGCCTTGCGTGCTGACCGCCACGGTGTACGTGTAGAGCCCTAGCGGCGCCATCTGGAAAGGCACCTCGGCAGGCTCCGTTACCGCGATGCCGTCCCCTGCGTCGAGGCTGAAGTCGGTGACATCGACGGCGTCAAGGTACGCGTTCCACACGACCACATCGCGGTTCTGATTCGACAGCAGGTTGCCGAGGTCGAGCGCGGCGGGGACGAAGTGGATGCGGAAGTACCAGTCGTTGAAGAACGTCGGCGCGTACACGCCCCCGTAGTTCACGGGATCGCGAACGAAGACACCGTCGCCTTCAGGGGATCCGTCCGCCAGTAGCGAAGGGCTGTCTACCGCCGAAAGACGGACAGGCGCGTAATCCTGCACGAACTCCCGCAGGTTTGACACCTGCATCGGATCAGGCGCAGTGAACAGCGACAGAGGGAGGGAGTTCGCCACCCTTTAATCTTCCTTCTTGAAGGCGTAAGCGTGATTGTCGGAGTAGGGCTGCCCGTAGAGCGGGCTCGACGACGAGCTACTTCCTTGGCCTTTGCGGCACATCGGGAAGACCTTCCACACATCCGAGCCGACAGTGATCTCTTGTCCCGGCGCGAATCGAGCCATGTTGAGGTAACGCACGTTCGGGAACGTGCCTACCGGCGAGTAGAATCCTCCGCTACGAATCACATCTGCACGGATGGTTCCGAGCGTGATCTGTCCGCTGAAAGGAGGGTCGTTCCGATCATAGACCTGAGTGGTCAGGTATCCGAGGCCGTCATTGTCACTTCTCTGCGACCCGTACAGGCCCGTCATAACACGGAAGGCGTTATCGCCATCAAACACCGCCCATGACGGGGACTCCCTGCCATCTTGGGGGGCATCGCACCGCATGGCGCCTGTGTTGGTCGTTTGGCCTCCCCGCGTGTCGAACAGGGGGTTGCTCCACTGCGTCCATTGGTACATTTGGTTCGGGGCGGTGTGCCAGTAGGTCGCGTCAAAGTAGGTGCCGCCAGTCCAATCGCCGAGCTTCTCCGCCTGACCGAAGCTGATATGTCGGAACACGCCTCCGGCCAGCTCGATCACGACGTGGATGTGCTCGGCGGGGTTGTTGCCTCCGAAAAGGAACACCGCTGTATACGGCCCTGCGCCGACGTTGCAATGCGCGTATCTGCCGGCGTAGCCCTCCTGCTGGTTGTACGGCAAAGAACCGTCGTACCCGGTGTGCCCTGTGATCCAGATGTCCGTCGCGTTGCACCATAGGCGCACGTAATCGCCTGACTTCCGAAGGACGAGCACCCGCTCGCTGCCGTTGAGCGAGTTAGTGGCTATCGTCCACCCCGCCGACGCGGCGAACGCCCCGATCTTGTTGATTACGTCTTCCGGGCTGCCCCCCGTGGTTTCCTGATAAGCCATCTGTCACTCCAAGGCGATTGCGGCGTACTCGTTATTCGATGTCCTGTAGACGTTCTGCACCACAAGGTGTGTCACACCGTCGATCGAGACAGTGTTCTCGCTCGCCGTGCCGAAGCCGGGGATGAACCGAACCCCTTCAAGCGCGCCGAGGTTGGCCGGGTATGGCGTGGTGATCGCGATCTCTGCGGGGATCAGGACGTATTGGCCGTCCAAGCCTTCCCGCAGGTAGGGTGTGCCCAACCAGCTAGCCCAAGGGGCGATGTTGTTGTTGTTCGCCGGGTTCTCGTTTGAGGTCTGATATTTGTTCGCGAGGTAACACCACTGACCGTCCGGGAGGCGGATAGCGGAGCCTGTGTTGGCATCTGTCGCAGACGAGGATGAGGCGTTTCCCGGATTGAAGAACGCCGAGTGTCCCGCGTGGTTGGCCACAGAGTACCGCCACGAGGACTGCCGCGACGTTCCTCCAATGAACAGCGGGTACGCCCAAGTGGTCGGCAAATGGTACGGCAAGATGAAACCGCAATACGCCGATTCGTATACCGTGGTCACGCGCACAACAACAATGAAACGCCGCCCGTTCGCGATGAACCAATAGGGCATCGCGCCGTCCCACAGGTGGATGTAGCGATTCGCCAACCTGCCGGGCTGGTCGACGAGAGGGATTTCGGGGTTGTAGCTGCTGAACCCTGCGAAGCCGACGTTATAGTAGTCGGACCCGACATCGAAGACCGGGTCGATCGAGACGAGAATCTCGTCGTTACCCGAGGTGCCCGGTCCTCGAAGAAGAACATCCTCGTTGCGAGTAAAAGGCGTGCCGGGCTGAGGGCCATACAGCACCGTCCACGCCTGACCGCTCGCTACTAGCTCGGCGTTCGTCGTCAGGAAGTCCCGCAGCTTCGTGAGCAGGTCGTCGTAGTTTGCAGCGGTGCCGATCTCTACGGCCATTGTCACACTCCAAGGATTTGCTTGATCTCGGCCTTGCGCGCCCGGATCATGTTGAGGACCGGCTGCTGGCCGTCGCGACGATTGAGAGCGTCGTTGACCACCGACGCCGAATCAATGGCGTTGATGATCTTGAGCTGCGGTGCTGCCGGAGTCGCGCCGCCGTTGAGCGCGTTACGCGGGTCGGTGCGGCTCAGGACTTCCTCGCCGGTCTGCGCGATGATAGGCACCTCGTCGGACCGCAGGCCGGGGAAGCCGCCGCTGTGGTAGCGCGGCGCCCCGGCGAAGACGAGCGGCGAGACGGCCATCTTCGAGCCCATCGGAGCCCCGACGATCGCGCCGTTGTGCGCCACACCGAGCACGCCCATGGCGGCGTCCATGTAGCCTCCCGTGCCGCCGGAGATCGCGTTCTGGATCGCCTTCAGCAAGATGGCCTGCATAATCATCTTGCCGATGTTCACGAGGAAGTCAGCGGCGAAGTTCAGGAACGCGTCGCCTGCGGCCTTGAACGCGTCCGACCAGTCGTTGACCCCCTGCAAGGCGCCTGCGATGCCCTCGGCGAACGTGCCGAACGCCTCCGCGAACCCGCTCGAAATCTCCTCGCGCCACGTGTAGAGGAATCGCTTCGAGGCAGTGTCGCCGATGTTGATCTTGATCGTGAGCTGGTCGAGCTGCGCGAGCACGGCGTCGACGTTCATCATCTCGCCGAGCAAGCCCTGATTCGCGATCAGGAAGTCGCGCAGCTCGACGGCCTTCGCCGCGATTGCGTCCTGCCCGGCGAGCATCGCATCGCGCGCCTGACGCTCGGCCTCGATTTGCGTGAGCTGCCCTGCCTCGCGCAGCGCGTTGATGTACTCGATCCGGGCCGCGCGGGTCTCGACCAGTTGGTTCAGCTCTTGCTCGCGCCGCACGAACTCGTCGTGCGTGCCCTCCTGCGTCTCCTCCGTCGTGCGACGTGCGCGGATGTCGCCTCCGTCCTCGAAGCGTGAGGCGGCCGCGGCGACGGCGGCAGCGCGGGCGCGCAGCATCTCCGCTTCCACGCCTTGCGCCTGCTGCATCGCCGCCTCAAGGTCGGCCTGCAGCTCGCGCAGGCTGGCCGACCGCTCATCCATCTCGAAGTCGAGCAGGGCGAGGCGGCCTTCCACGGTCTCGGCGTGCGCTTCGAGCACCTCGCGGTCGATGCGCTTCAGCTCGTCGGCAGCACGCTCGGCCAGTCGGGCGCGCTCGCGGGCAAGGCGCTCAGCCTCGCGCAACGCCTTCGCGTTGTCGTCGCCGTCCTGTGTGACGCGCGAGATGTCGAGCCCGAGGCGCTCGGCGCGCAGCCGCCCGAGCATCTGCTGCAGCGCGTCCTGCTGGTCGAGAGTGGACTGCTTGACGTAGTCGCGGCTCGCCTCGCTGAGCGTCTGGAACGCCTCGCGCGCCCGGTCGTTGACCGAGTCGTAGTACGCCTTGTCGCTGAGGAACTTCTGGCGGTTCGTCTCGTCGTTGAGTTCCTTCTCGATCGCGGCGAACTCGCGCAGCGCGTCGGCCTCGTTCTGCCACGACTCGCGGCGCAGCCGGTCGCGCGCAACAGACGCCTCGGCGGCCGTGCGGTTGTACTCGCCGATCGCGACCTCGGCGTCCGCGATCGCCCGCTCCGCCTCGGTGATCGCCTGAATCTGGCGCTTGGCCTGCGGCGTGAGGTCGCCCGCATTGCGGCCGAACCGCTGCACGAAGTTGCCGGACGCCTTCAGCTCGGCCAGTTGTGCTCGCGCATTCTCCAACGTCGCACGGGCCTGCTCGCGCTTCGCTGCCGCTGCGTCGCGGGCCTGCTTGGCGATCTCGACATCCTGCTCGGCCAAGTCGACGGCGCTGGAAAGTGCTTGTCCTTGCGCACGGCGCAACTCGTCGATCCGGTCGGCCTTGCGCTTGATGGCATCTGCCGCGGCGTCGGAGCGCATCTTCAGGTAGAAGAACGCCTCGGCCAGAAGGGCGACGGCGATGCCGATGGGGCCGAGCGCAACCGAGATCGCACGCCCCATGGTGCGGGCGCTGACCGTCGTAGCCGTCATCGCGCCGCGCAGCACCGTGAGCTGCCGGATGGCGACGCCGAGCCCTTGCGCCCACTGGCCGACCCACATCGCGACCTTGATCGCGATCATCGCCTTGAGTGCGGAGATGATGCCGTTCGGGCCACCGATCGCGCCGACGACGGTGCGGATCGAGTTGACGAGCATCGAGAACGACTGCGCGATGCTCTCGGCGAACTGCCGCCCGTCCTCGGAGCGGAAGAACTCGCTCAGCTCCATCGACAGTTCGCGGACGGTGTCGCTGAGCCCGCCGCGGCCAAGGGTGATGAGGAACTCATCGAACGCGGTGCGCAGGCGTGCCAGCTCGGCGCGCGTGTTGCGCGTGGCCTCGGGCAGTTTCGAGGCGACCTCATCGGCCATGAACTCAGCGAGCAGCGGAAGAACGTCGGCGGTCAGCTCGCCGTTCTCCATCAGCTTCGTCATCTCGCCGTTGCTCAGGCCGATCGCCTGCGCGAGCTTCGTGAACGCGCCGGGCAGCCGGTCACCCAACTGGCCGCGCAGTTCTTCGGCTTGGATGATGCCCTTCGAGAAGGACTGTTCCAGCGCCTTGAAGATGCCGTCGACGTTCTCCTGCGAAAGCTGCAGGACCGTCGCGACCTCGGTGAAGTCCTCGAAGACCTGACGCGTGGTTTCGAGACTCTGGCCCGCGCCCTGCGCGGCGATAGCGAACTTCGAGTATTGCGCGCCCAGTGGTTCGAGACGCTGACCGAGGCGGTCGGCCTGCTCGCGCACGTACTCGAAGTCACGACCGGCCTGCCGCGTGTCGCCCTCGGCGGCCACGGTCAGTCGCATCATCGTGCCCTGACGCTCGATGTCGGCGTTGATGGCGCGGCGGACGGTGTTGATCGCCTCGAACACGCCGAAGTAGGCGGCAGCGATCGAGAGAATCTGGCCCCGGAGGCGCTGGTTGAAGTTAAGCGCCGTCCGGTTCTGATCGTTGAGGCGGCGCTGCGCCTGCGCGGCGCGGTCGGTCGCCGTGCGGCTCTGCACGAGCCCTCGCGTGTTGACGCCTCGCGTCTGCTGCAGGCGCTTGGCGACGTTCGCCGCGCGCTGCTCGATCTCGGCAAGGCGGGCCGTGGCACGCCGCTGCAACTCGATCTCGCGGACTTCGCGGTCACGGTTGGCGACCTGACGGGCGGCCAGTAGGAGGCGCTCACGGCGCTCCAACACGGTGTTGAGGCGCTGCTGGATTTCCAGCTCGCGCGCGGCGCCCGCAGCGCCAAGCTCGATGTCGCGCTGACGGGTGAATGCCGCGATCGAGTCGGCGCGCTTCTTCGCGATGCGCTCCTGCTCGGCGGCAGCCTGCCGGGCAGCGGCGGTAGCGCGCTCGGAGGCAGCGACCTCCGCGGCAGCGCGGCGGCGCACGGCTGCCTCGATCTCCTTCTGCCGCGCGACCTGCTGTTCCTCGGCGGTCTTGATCTCGCGGAGGGCCTGCTCGCGGCGCTCGAACGCACCGTTGGCCTCGTCCAGCGCGCTACTGACGTTCTCCTGCAGCGACTCGACGCGACGCAGCGACCCGGCGAGGTCTTCCACGTCGACGCCGTACTCGCGTGCCTTGTTGGCGGCGCGGTCAAAGCTGGTCTGCTGCTTGTTGAGCAGCTTCGAGGACGAGTTGACCGAGCGGCCAACCTCCTTGATCGCCTTGTCGATGTCGCCGAGGTAGTTCCCCGACGACTGGATGCGACGCAGCTCGGCCAGCTCCGCGCGGTACTTGTTCAGCGCGGCCGTGGTTTGCGCGATCTCGGCCTGCTGACGCTGCAGGGCTTCGATGTCGCTGCGGCGCGAGTTGAGGTTCGCGGCCGCATCGGAGAGCAGCTTTTGCTGCCCCTTGAGTTGCTTGACGGCGGTAGCCGCGATCGTCGCGGCGTCCTTCTGCTCGCGCAGCTTGGCGTTGAGCGCCTCGATCTCCTTGGTGACCTCCTCGATCGACCGCTTCGAGAGGTCGCGAGATCGGATTCGGAGTTCAACGTCAGCTTGCTTCGCCATCAGTCAGCCTCTTGAGTAGCTCTTGGAACTGCTTGTTCGCGGGGCGCTGAGCCCCCTTCTTTGAGTAGACCGACTCGACGATGGCGCTCATGGATGCGTGGGAGAGGCTGGCGTGCAATGCCATGCGTTCCATCAGCCGCTCGCGGACAATTCTCGCCTCCCACCACAGCCTTACGAGCGGATACCGCGGTGCGTGGATGTGTCCCTCCGAGAGCAGGAGGGACACGTCACGCCTCAGTCCGTAGAGCCAGTGGACTTGGTCTTCTTCGTCTTCTTGCCCCCTCCGGTTTGCGGTGCCGCCGGGGTTGCGCTTCGCAGCACCGCGGCTACGTTTCCCACGAACTTCTTGAAGCCTTCGGCATCCTCGAACGTCAGCCGAGCGATCTCGATCAGAGCCTCGGTCTGCTTCGGCAAGGGCAGCCGACGCGCGTTGGAAAGCTGGTCCGGCTCATCGCACGCCACGGCGATGATGTTCGCAGCCAGAAGTGGGAAGGTCTGAAGCAGACCGGCGATCATCCCGTCGTCGTCCTGCGCCTTCTTGACGATCGACTCGGGGGTGATCTTCTCGCCGGAGGTCTTGTTCGGCCGGAACATTTCGACCACCGCATCCATATCGTCGCTGTGTACCGAGACGAGGAAGGACACGTCCTCCATGCCGAGCCCGCGGACCTCGATGGAGTTGCCTCCACCGAGGTCGATCTTCTTGCGGGGTGCTGTGTAATCGCTGAGTGCCATAGGGTTCTGCCCGGTTGTTGGTGGAGAGGAGGCGCGGCCGGTTACTGAGTGACCGGCTGGCCGTTGATGTACATCGCCTCGGTGTTGTCGTCCTTCTTCAGCACCTCGAAGGCGAACCCGAGCTGCTGCCACTCCTCGCCCGACTTCAGGGCGAAGTCGCCGTTCGGCTGCAGCGAGACGTAGGGGAAGAAGTAGTCGAACTTCTCGCCCTGCGGGTTGGTCGAGATGTAGCGCAGCGCGCCCTTGATCTCGGCATCCGCGGCGGTGACGATGCGGGTGATGGTGGCGGCAGCCACGTCGAAGGTGACGGTGACCTCGGAGCCCTCGGTGATCGAGCCGCCCTCGACGATCTGCACGCGACCGGAGACGTTGTCGACGATGAAGTCGGTCCCGGCCTCGGCGCCGTCAATGGTCACGTTCTCGACGTTGCGCACGCCCTCGGGCCGCTGCGCGGTGGTGCCGAGCTGGTAATAGTAGCCCTGCTTGACCGCCGGGAAGGTCGAGGTCTGCCCGGTCTGCGCGGCCTGCGACAGCTTGGCGGTCTGACCGAGGAAGAACATCGCGAGGTTCTCGGGCGAGATGTTCTCGGTGATGAGCGAGCCGGTGCGCGACAGCTCCAACAGGACGGAGGCGTCCTTCACGCGGATGCCCGCGTCGTTGTCGAAGTGGTCGAGGGCCTCCGACTCAGAGGTCACGTTGAACTCCATGGTGTCGCCGAAGTAACGCTCGCCCTGCGGATTGAGGGTGCCCTGCGCGAAGGCATCGAAGAACACCCGGCCCTTGCCGAGCGTGTAGTTCTTGGTCATCAGAGCCATGATGTGTCTCCGTAAAGTGGTTGGTACGACTGGCGGTTGAGTCAGGTGTAGGCGTAAGGGTCGTTTACCCGCTCGGTGAACTTCAAGATGACACGCATCCAGAAGAACGCTTTCTCGTTCGGGTGCTCTACGGGCCGAACGGTCCCCGGCTCGATCTCGATGTCATTCACGAGACCGGCGAGGTAATAGGCGCGGAGGGGCGGCTCGCCCTCCATCTCGATCGTCAGGCCGTCATCGAGGGCCTGCTGAGTGAACAGCTTGGCGACGGCCTTCTTCACGTCGGCCATCAGCTCATAGGCGGCGTCGGTCGGGTAGCGCGGGTCTTCCTCGACCCACCCCTGCACCAACAGCACCCACCGCTCGTTTGCCTTGGCGTTGCCGGAGTTGTCGTTGCCACCTCCCACGAGGCGGCCGCGATCCGGCAGCGGCGCTTCGAGGATGGACACGCACGGCAACGGCGTCGCGTCGGTGATGTAGCCTTGGCCGCGAATCAGCTCGGCGATGTCGTGCTTGTAGCCGTTGGCGAGGGTGACTTCCTGCACGATCCACTGCGAGAGCAGCTTCAAGGTGCGAAGGCGCTTGCTGTCTTTCACTTATTGAGCCTCTCGAACTGGCGCACGAACTCGGACTCGACGCGCGTGGATACCGGCCCTTCGATGTCGACGGCAACGTCGTCGAAGACCTGCGCGACGGACGGGCCGTAGAGCATGTACATGCGACCGGCGCGCGGAGAGCGGCGGTTCTCGCCGAATTCGTAGTCGCCGAAGGTGTTGACGAACTCGCGCTTGTTGATCGACTCGCCGGGCTTGAGCCGCACGGCGAGGCCGACGTTGAAGGTGTCGTCGTCCAGCACGCGGCCGGCGCGCAGGCGCATCAGCCACGCGCCCGGCATCGTCTTCGCCGAGCCCTTGGCGCTGACCTTGACCCGGACGGGGCGCCCCGGCGTGCGCTTGCCGAGCGTCTTGCTGCCGACCACGAAGCGGGCCAGAGAGGTCGGGCGCTCGCGGCCGCGGATGACCGCTTCCGGGTCGCCGGGCTTGGCATACTTCGTGATCTTCAGCCGGTCGTTGCCGCCGGACGCAGCGGAGCCGAGGTAGCGCGCTGGCAGGTTGACCTGCTCGCGGATGCCGCGCGAAGCCGCCGTATGCGCGTAGCGCACGCCCGCATTGACGGCCAGTGTCTCGGCCTGCTCGATCGTTTCGGGTAGACCGTGCAGGCGCTCGATGATGGAGTCCAGACCGCGGGTGGTGATCTCAACCGTCATGCCGGCTGCACCTCGCACGTCCAGAACTCGGAATCCTTGTCAGGGATTACATTTGTAATCCGGTACTTCGGGCCGCTCGCGAACTCGATCACGCCGTGCTGCCGCGGGATGATCTCGCCGGAGTCGACCATGACCTGATTCACGTCGTCGATGACCTGAGCGAAGCCGTCGCTCTCAAGGTCGCCGTAACGCAGGAACTTGGTGTGGAGGCGAATCCGGGCCGCAACCGGCGTCGCGCCAGCCTCGGGTGCCAGATAGGTAGCTTCGCGTGCGAACGTGCTGTGTACGACACGCTTGGCTGAGGCCCGAATCCGCTCCCACGACACGCCCCTTACCTCCCCTTGCCCTTGTTGCTCTTGTTGCCCTGCGCGCGGTTGGCCTCGGCCTCCGCGGCGACCTGATCGGCCGGGGACTCGATCTCGCCGAAGTCATCGACGACGGGCTCGCCAGCGCGGACGGCCTCGGCACGACGCAGGTTCGCCTCGCGGCGAGCGGCATCGGTCTTCTCCAAGTCCTCGATCGCTTCCTTCAGCGGCTTCACCGCGTTGATCTTCGCGAAGTGCTGGAAGTTGTCATCATCCAGCTCGAACGGCTTGCTCGACTGGCGGCGGTACTGCGCGTTGCCCTCGTGGTCAATGTAGCTGAGGTCGTGGAGGGCGATGACCTCGTGCATCTTGGTGGCCTTTGCCATGGTGCCTGTCTCCGTGCAGGAGGGAGCCCGGCGAACCGGGCTGCCCTCACGTGGGGGCTCGCTGCGCCGCTATCAGGCGACGTTGAGAACCTTGGCGGTCAGCGAGGCGTTCGGACGACGCGGGATCATCAGCGGAGCCGACTGCGTCATCAGGTACAGGGTGGACGGGTCTTCCTGTTCCCACATCTTCGAGAACATCGGGGTCGCCACCCAACCCGCACGGCGGTCCATGATGGCGCCGAACGCGCGCACGCCGTCGACAGCCGGGGAGGTCAGCACGACCGAGTCTTGGTCGAGGAAGTTGACCATGTTGCCGTTCTCGTCCTCGTACACGTCGTTGTACGTGTAGACTTCCAGACCGCCCGCGCTATCAAGGCTCATGCGGTACTGCCACGGCTCGCCGTTGCCCGGACCGATCTCGCCGCGGGTGACCGAGCCACGGCGGGTCTCGAACAGCTCGCGCACGGCCGGATGAGCAGAGAACGCGGCCCACGCGTTCAGCCCCATGGTGATGCGGGTCGGGGTGTATCCCGAACGGCGGTGGAGTTCCTGCAGCCATGCCTCGATGTCGGCGACGGGGTTCGACCCCTCCTCGCTCCAACGGTCGGTGCCCGTCAGGTTCTTGGACAGCTCGGCGTCGCGGCCGAACGAGACGGTGACGGTCGGGTAGTCCGGGCCGGAGACGGTGACCGAGCCCTTGATGAGCGCCTCGGCAGCCATCCACTCCCAACGACGCTCGATCGAGGTGCGGTGCATGTTGAGGATGTCCGCCACGATGGCGTCCTCGCGCTGCTGCGGGGTCATCTCGCCGAGCCACGCTTCACCGGCACGGCGCTGCAGCAGGCGGGCCGGATCGACCGGGTCTTTCGGCTTGATGTAGGCCGGCTTGAAGCGCCGGGTCATGTAGCCGTCCTCGCGCATCGGCACGCCCTGCGCGGTCGGCGCCACGAACGGGGCGAGGCGGCGATGCGTGTCGACCACGTCGAAGTCGATCTCCTTCGTGTCGAACGTCAGCACGCTCGGGAAGGCGAGGTTCAGCCAGTAGTTCGACGGCGGCTGCAGGGTGCGCATCACCTTGCCGAGCGTCACGGTGTCGTAAATGCTGATTGCCATTTTCTAGTGTCCTCGATGGGAAGTGTGTTGGGTGCTTCCTGAGACGGCGCGGGTGCCGGTCAGTACAGCTTCCGGTGGGTGATGTCGGTACGGTCGAACGCGGCGCGCTTCTGTTCGTCGGTCGCACCCTCCGGCCACACGAGCGCATCGGTGTTGAAGTAGCCGGCCACGTAGATCGCGGCCTCCATGTCGGCGCCGGTCGCGTCGACGGCGTAGCAGGTCACGCCGATGGCGTCCTGCGAACCGTCCTCGCCTGCCGGGTTCCACGCGACCACCTTGCCGGTCGCGGCGACGCGGGCGACGACCGCGTACTGCGGGACGACGGTGTCGGCCAAGAAGATGACCGGGGTGGTGTTGAAGTCGCCGTCGCCAGCGCGCAGCTTCGGCGGCGTGTACACGTCGACGGTGCCGCTCGCGGCGATGTGGATGTCGTTGGTGTGTGCCATCTTTTTGTTCCTCGCGGAAAGGGTCTGATTGACTGCTGGTGGTGGAGCCTACTGGCGGTTGAGCTACTCGCCGCCGTTCAGAGCGCGGTAGTTCGCGCTGATACGCGCCGCCACGTCCTGTTCGGTGACCTCCGCGCCCTCGACCGAAGACATCTCGGGGTGCTGGTCGTTGTCCATGGTCCGGGTGAACGCGTCACCCTTCGCTTCGGCCTGCGTCGCCTTCGGGGCGGCAGCCAGCATGGCGGCGGCATCCTCGGCGCTCATATCGGTGTTGAAGGCGATGTGCTCGGCCAGTTCGCGACGACCTTCGGCGGCCTCGCACTTCAGGATGGACGAGATGCGAGCCTTCTGATCGACAGTGTTTTCGGACACGGTGATGTTCTCCTCGGCGTTGGGTGCGGAAGCGTTCGTGTTCGCTTCCGGCGTGGTTGCGGTAGACATTGCATTACCTCCGGTCGAGTTGGTAGAGCCGGAAAGCTCCTTACGGAACGCCGCCAGCGCCGAGATCGGCTCTTGGACAGCGTCAATGAGCCCGATCCGCTTGGCCTCGCTGGCGTCATAGGTCAACGCCTGCGTGGCCTTTACGGCATCGGGTTCGAGACCCCGGTTGCGAGCAACCAAGGAAACGAACTCGTTGTACGAGCGATCGACGCTCGCTTGGAATCGAGCGCGGGAAGCCTCGTCCATATCCTTGTAGGGCGACCCATCAACCTTGTGGTCGCCCGCGTAGATCAGGTTGACCTCGATGCCCATCTGCTCCAACGCCTTCTTGTAGCTGACGTGCATCATCACCACGCCGATGCTCCCGGCGCCGCCGCTCGGGGTCGCGACGATGTTGCCGACCGCGCTGGCGAGGGAGTACCCGCCCGAGTAGCAATGCACGTCGACGAGCGCCATCATCGGCTTCGCGGCGCGGTTGTTGAAGATGTGATCGGCCAGCTCGAAGTTGCCTGCGACCTGCCCGCCCGGCGAGTTCACGTCGAACACGATGCCTTCCACGTCGGGGTCGGCGATCGCAGCGTCGAAGCGCGAGCGGATGTAGTCGTAGCCGGTCGCGCCTTCCCACGAGTAGTTGTAGCGGTGGAGCAACACGCCCTGCACCGGGATGAAGGCGATCCCGTTGGAGAAGACAAACGGCTTGGACCGATCGGTGACCGAGAAGCCGTAGGCTGCCGCGCACATCTCGTCGTAGGGAACGTCGTCCTCGCCCTGCAGCGTGGAGTCGCGCACGAGGTACTCCATCCGGTGCGCCGCGTCAGGGGACAGCAGTGTCGGCTGCTCGTTGAACCGCTGCGCGAAGCCAGAGGCGTTGATAATCATTCGGTGCTGCCCTCGTCGTTGCCCTCGCCGCCGCGGTAGGCGCTGTTCGTGCCCGGCTTGGTCGGCTCGGTGTTGAAGGAAAGGTTGTATTCGTCCATGTATCGCTGCTCGCGGCCCAACTGGCGCATCGTGACGCGCCAGTCCTTGCCGAGCCGCGCCATCTCGTCTTCGCGGGTAGACAAGCCCGCGTTGATGCGCAGCACCGCGGCCTGCGTCTCCTTCAGCTCGTCGATCTGGCCGCGCGAGGCGCCGATCCAGTCGCAGCGGGTGTACGCGGCCCGGTTGAGCGGGTTGTCGTACATGCTCGGCGCGTTGCGCGGCAGGGAGGTGATGATCTTCTTGTTGATCGCCTCCTCAAGCCACAGGCTGAAGATGTTCGTGGCGAGCCGGTCCGCGACGATGCGCTTGCGCGATTGCATGTACTTCCACGTCTCGGACATCGAGGCGCGGGCCGAGGCATAGTTCGTCTTCGTGTAGTCGCGCGTGAACTGCTCGTAGCTCAGGCCGAGGGATGCTGCGATGTGGCGCAGAAGCGATGCCTCGAACTCGGTGCCGACGCCTCCGGGCGTGCCCATGGAGTGCAGGTTGAGCTTCGACCCGGCAGGGAGATGCGGAATCTTCGCGCCGTCGATAGCGATGCTCGATGCGTTCTCGTAGTAGGCGTCGAGGGCGGCCATGTACTGCTGCATGTACGCCATCGTGCCGCCCGCCGACGCTCCGGCGCCCGCGCCGATCAGCTCGTAGGCGGCCTCGCGCGGCAGCTCGGATTCGAGCGTCGCGGCGTAGGTCGCGTTGATGACGGCGTTCTGCAGCGTGATCTCGTTGAACCGCTTCGTCATCCGCATCTCTTTGAGCGTGGCGACCATCTCGGCCACGCCGCGCGTCTGACCGGGACGCATCTGCTCGATGATGTGGATGACCTGCGGGCGCCCCCACGGTTTGCGCGCCGGGACGTGCTTCCAGCGGTAGCCATTGGTCGACAGGTGCAGGTCGTTCGGATAGCCGAGACGGAACCAGTAGCCGGTCGGCTCGCCGAAGCGGTCGATCTCGACGCCGCGGCGCAGGCGCTCGGTGTCCTGCCGGTCATCCGGGTTGCACAGCAGGTCAGGGTCTACGAGCTGCACACAGGTCGAGAACGGGCGCGATACGCTCCGCTTCCACTCGGCAGTGGCGACGATCTCACCCGAGTGGACGAAGGTGCCGAGGCCGAGCCGGATGATCCCGGTGAAGGTGTTGCGGCCCGACGCGTCCGGCCAGCAGTCGATCGACTCGCCCCACAGAGCGAACTTCGACTCGACCTCCTCCTGAAACTCCTCGGACCACGTCTCGTCCAGCCCGAGCGCCCGGTAGTCGGGGCGCGAGTTGAGGATGAAGTGCGACCCGACGATCGAGTCCTTGTGCGTGGCGACGGCGCCCATCATGTAGCCGTCGTTGCGGATCAGGTCGCGGGCTCGCGCGTCGATCGTCTGCTTGTCGAGGTTGATCTCACGGTCGGGAGAGAAGATCGGAGCCGACCAGCGTGCCGTCTCCCTCGCGATCCGGGACGCGCCTTCGTAGGCACCTCCGAGTGCATGTACAACCGGAGGTTGACCTTCGGCCGTCAGCTCGTCGGTAACGTCGGGGGAGGTATCGGTCATCAGAAAAGTGCTCCTGCCGGGCCGCGGCGACGCGGCGTGGTGCCCGCGGCAATCTGGCGCCGGAGTTCTTCGATGTAGGCGGCCAGTCGGCCCGCGTTGGCGGCGGTGTACTCGACGCGCTCGCCCGACGAGTCGACGACCACGCGGACGGCGCCTCCGATCATCAGGTCGTGGTAAGCCGCTTCGGCTTGAACCAGTTTTTCAGCCAGAGTCGCCATGATTATCCCAATGCGGCGCCGAGCCGCCCAAAGGCATCGTATGTTCCCGTTTCGACGGGTGTAAAGCGAGCCCCCTGCTCGGGAGCGCGGACCAGCGTGTTCTCCGGCCATTCGGCGGCCCATCCCGGAACGCTTGTCCAATCCCATCGCTCAAGGCCGAGGTGCAGGCATGTGGCGATGGCATACACGAGCAAGTCCCACGCCTCGTTTCGCCGCTTGCTGCCGAGCTTGACCCACCCCTTGTCGGTGCGGCGCTCGCCGGTCAACTCCACGAACCAGTCGTCTTCCAGCCAGTCCGGGTAGAGGATCGCTCCGCCGCCCTCGTCCTCTCGATCGAGGCGCCCGTTGAGTTCGTCTTTGATGAGGTTGGTGTTGATGAACAGCACGGGAATCTCGCCGCGCGCGTTCGCCTCCTTGCCGCGCTTGTCGCCCGAGTCCGGGTACTCGATGCGGATGCGCGGGATACCGGGCTTGACCTCGCCCTTGAGCAGCAGGAAGCGATGGTGCAAGCCCTCGCGACGCAGCTTGCGCCAGAAGTTGTAGGCGTTCGCCGTGGTGCCTTCCTTACCGCCCGAGTCGCAGACCACGAGCTTGATCGCCATGAAGCCGCTGCCGTCCTCAAGCTCGTACTCGCGCAGGATGACCTCGTCGCGAACCAAGTCCCAATCTTCGAGGTAGGTGCCGGGCTTCACCCATGCGTGCTCCTGCGTCCGCTCGTCGATGCGCGCGGACTTGATGATCGGGAAGCGGTCGATGACTTGGATGTCGTACAACGTGCCGTTGGGAATGATCCCGTGGACCTGTACCTCCCATCGGTTCGCCTGTACGTCGACCTGCGCGATCAGGAAGCGAACGCCGTGCGGGACCAGCGGGCGGTTCTTGTCGCCCTCCTGCGCCGTGGGTGCCTGCACCGCGCGATCCTTCATCTCCTCCGGCGCGCGCATCGACTCGGTGCCGCGCGGGTAGTAGGGCTCGCCCTGATCGGTGTTGACCGTCGACTTCAACGCCTCCTGCGATCCGGTGCGCTCGTACTCCTGCTCGGCGAGCAGATAGTTGAGCACCATCTTCTGCCACGTGATGAACGCCGCGGCCGGCCCCTTGAGCCAGAAGGTCGCGATGTCGGACCGCACCGGGTTGCCGGTGATGCGCCCGTCGCAGTCGATGAACTCGCCCTCCTTGACCCATCGACCGGCGAGGTTCATATCCTCCTTGCGGTAGTGCTCGATCGGCTTGCGGCAGGCCGGACATATCATGTGGACCGACTCGGCTGCAGCGACGATGTCGATCGTGTTGTCCCATTGCAGCAGCTTGAAGGACGGCTCGAAGAACTCGTTGCAGAACGGGCACGGCCAGAACCAGCGGCGGCGGTCGCCTCGGTTGTAGAGCGCGAGGATGCCGGGGCACGGTGGCGCCTCGTGCGGCGACGACGGAATCCACCGGGGGTCTTGCACCTCATGGCCGGGAGACGACTCGGCGAGCGTCATCGCGCTGCTGCCGAAGGTCGTCGTGCGCTTCCTCGCTAAGTCGAAGGGCGAGCCCTCGCCGTCGACGTTCTCGGGCATACGGTCGAGGTCGGTCAGCGCGACGCGCGGCACCGGGCGGCCGGACAGTTCATTGATCGACGGCCATGACAGCGACAGCATCATGCCGCTGCGGTAGTGCTTGTCGAAGACGTTGTCCTTGTTGCCCTTGAGCGCAAGCTCGCCGACCTTCGGCGAATGGCGGTGCAGTCGATCGACACGACGGATGGAGAAGTCGCGCGCTGTAGCCTGCGCGGTGTTCACCAGCATCATATCCATCGGGTCGCACACGACGCTGTAGGTCAGCCAGTTGAGCAGCAGGGCGTCCGTCTTGCCGAGCTGCGCGCCGCCGACGAAGACGCACGCGTTGTAGTCCCGCGAAGTGAGCACGTCCTGCGGCTCGATCATGTAGGGGACTTTTTCGTTCTTCCAGTCGCCGGAATAGGCGCCGGGGTTGTGGAGCTTGCGGTACTTCGCGGCAGCCTGCGAAACCGTCAGCCGCTCGGCAGGCCGGAGAACGTCGGCTGCCGCGCAAACGATCTCGCTCAGGGAGCGGTAGCGCGGAGGCCGGATGTCACTCATCATCGTCGTCAGACCTTGTAACGAAATCATCGCGCTCATCGGAGAGCGGTGAATACAGCTCGAAGTCCTCGATCAACTTCTCGCGCATCGAACCGAGCAGGCCATCGGCCATCTCGACGATGAGCTGCCGTTGCTTCTCGGTGATCTCTGTCCGGTCCGCAACGGTGTCGACGAACTGGTTGACGCTCTGCCTGAGCGTCTTGAACACGTCGACCAGCACTTCCATGACGGCATCGGTGCGCCACAGCTCGCCGTTGTCTTCGAGGTGCTTCTTGCGAGCGTTCGCGGCGTCCCAAAAGTTCTTCGTCAGCTCAGGAGGGAGCTTCTTCAGGGACGTGTTCTTGATGATCTCCGCGATGTCGACCGCTTCGGAGATGTCGATCAGGAACGGCGCGATCTTCGGGACAGAGTACAGCTCCCGGCCGTCCGGCGTGATCGTGGGCAGGAGACCCTGCTTTGCGATCGCGCGCTTCACGGTGTTGATGTCGCGCGAGAACATCGTAGCGAGCGTGGACACCGTGCCGCCGATGCGGATCAGCTCGTTGCGCCCAACGTCGCCCTTGGACCCCTTAATTGACATCGTGCAGTCGCTCCCGAACCAATTCGTGCAGCCGATCGAGGGGGAGGCGATGAATCACGTCGATGTGGTTCCTCATAGACTCCGGTATGGCCCCTTCATCCTTCCGGTAGTTCGAGTAGGCGGAGTAGCTCACGCCGAGGACTCGCGCGCACTCGGAGGGAGTGCGCACGAGGTGTTCCTCAAGTCGGCGGATCAGCGCCGCCGGCACCTTGCTACGGGAAGAAGCCAAGTCTTTCTCACAAATCTTGCGAGCCCTTTCACACAGAGTAGCTTCCCGCTCACAAAACCTGCAAGCTCTCCGACAATTTTCGACGGCTACGCCGTCTGAATGATCTCCCGCACCTTCTCCTTGAGGGCGTCCAGCAGGGCGTTCTGATCGCTGTCCTTGTTCCTGATCGCCTTCATCACCGTCTCGTCGATGGTCCCTCGGGCGATCAGGTGGTGGATGATGACGCTCTTTCGGGTCTGCCCGTGCCGGTGGATTCGCTTGTTGAACTGCAGGTAGTTCTCCAAGTTCCACGTCAGGCCGTACCACGCGATCGTACCGCCCCCAAACTGCAGGTTGAGCCCGTGGCCCGCCGATTGCGGGTGCGCGAGCAGAAGCGGAATCTCGCCCCGGTTCCATTCGTCGATGACCGAGGTGTCCTTGCCGAGCAGGCGGGCTTCCGGGAACGCGGCCTTGATCGCGCGAACGACCGATTTGAAGTTGTAGGCGACGAAGACGTTGTCGCCGTTGGCTTCCTCGATGACCTCGCGCAGCGCCTCGATCTTCTCCTCGTGGAACCGGGTCTCGTTGCGCTCCGCGTCATAGACCACGCCGTTCGCGAGCTGCAGGAGCTTTTGGTACAGCGCCGACGCCGACAACGCTTCCAGCTCGGCGCCATCCTCCATTTCGAGGATGAACTCGCGCTCGAACCGCTTGTACTGCTCCATCACCTTCGGCGGCAGGTCGATCTCGATGAGGTTGTCGAGTCGCTTCGGCAGCTCAAGGTAGTCCTCGCTCTTGAGCGTGAAGCAGATGTCCTCAATACGGCGCAGGATCGAGGTTTGCGCGTGCTTGAGCGGGCGCCGCTTCTCGCCGTGGAACGCGGGTCTGAACCATCTGTCGTAAAAGTCCTTCTGCCTATGCCCTAGCCGCGCACCGCGGTCGAGCAGGTAGATTTGCGCCCACAGGTCTTGGAGGCCGTTTGCCATCGGCGTGCCAGTCAGCAGCACCAAGTAGCGAACGTCTTTCGACAGGATGCGCATCGCCTTCGAGCGGCGCGATCCATGGTGTTTGAACTTCGAGGACTCGTCGATGAAGATCGCGTCGTAGGGGAAGTCCTTGCCCTCGAACTCCTCCAACAGCCAGTGGACGCTATCGCAGGTAACGAGGTGCAGGTCGGTCGGCTGCTGAAGGAGCTTCCGCCGCTTCTTCGGCGTGCCCACGATCACGGTGTGCGTGAGCTTGCGGGTGTGTGACCAGTTCTTGACCTCGTCCGGCCACGTCTTCTTGACCACGCGCTGCGGACCGATGATGAGCGCACGCCCGATGTCCATCTCGGCGGCGAGGTCGGCGATCGCGGTAAGCGAGATCGCGGTTTTCCCTAGTCCCATATCAACGAACAGCGCGCACTTCCGCTTCTCCTTGATGAAGCGGACACCGGCACGCTGGTAGTTGCGAAGGTCGGATCGAAGGAGGGTCATGCGTAGGGGTTATGTTTGTCGAGCACGCGCTTGGCGTCCTCTACGTTGTCGATGACATACACCTCGAAGCCGCGAGCGCGCAGCTTCCGGTGCTCTTTCTTTTGCGCGGCGGTGGCCTTCTCGCCCGGCCGCTTGAACTCGATGAAAATGATCGTTCCGAAGTCGTGCAGGCACATCCGGTCCGGGACCGAACGGCGGGCCGGGGAGGTGAACTTCATCATCTCCCACCCGGTTGACTTGCCGTAGCGGCACGACTTGCCTTCGATCTCTTTTTCGAGCGGCCGCGTGTCGCGCCGCTTTGGGATCATCACCATTCGGGTCAGTCCTTCTTGAAGCGCGGGCCTTCCCAACCCTCGCCGTCGATAGGCAGGCCGGCGGCCCATGCGGGGGTCTGTCGGATGATCGACACCATCTCCTCCACGCTGCCCTTGCCATATGGCATCAGCGAGAGGAACTCGTCGTGGATGCGCATACGCAGCTCGTAGCCCGCTTCTTCAAGCGAGAGGCAGCCGTGCCGCATGATGTCCGCCGCGGTGGCCTGCACGCTCGACTGGTAGAAGCTGCTGCCGATGATCTTGGAGCGTTGCCACTTACGGGTGAAGGTGTCGATGCCCATCGCGGTCACGACTTCCTTCATCTCGCCCCACGGCGCCATCTGTTCTTCCACGCGGGGCCGGAACCAGCGGAGGACGCGTCCCGAAGGCAGGCGCATCATCAAGAAGCGGTTGTTGCTCTTGAACACGAGATGCTCGCCGACCGGGAACTGTCGACCGGGGTTGTTCACCGCCGCGATCGCCGCGTCGCCGCAGGCGTACCACATGCGGACGATCGGCCTGTATTCCGCTCGGAACAAGTCGATTGCGCGCTTCGCCTCCTCCTCGGTCAATATCACGCCGTACTTCTTGGCGTAGTCGATCATGCCCCTCCACCCTTGGCCGAAAATGCCGCCGAGGATGATCGGCTTCGCGAACTGCCGCTGATCCTTCGTGACATCGTCGTAGGGCACGCCGAACTGCGACGAGTAGAACGTCTTGTACTCGTCGAGCCCTTGCTCGAACATGCGCAACTTCTTGCGGTGCCCGGCGATCCACGAGCCGACGCGGTTCTCGATCGAGGAGTAGTCTACGTCGAGCCATCGGTAGCCCGGAGGGGCTTTCAGCACGCCGCGCACGCACGCCACGGCGGCGTCCATGGTCTTGTCGCCGAAGACGAGGTTCGCCCACTCCCAATCGCCTGTGCCGAGCGTCTCGTGCGCGAGGTCAATGTCGATTCCGCGCGGCGCCTTGGCGACGTTCTGCGTATTGAGGCCGCGGCTCGCATCTCGGCCCGTTGACGCGCCGTGGTAGACGATCTCACCCTTCAGCGTGCCATCGCTGCACAGGCGCGCGAGCATCGTGTCGTACTTGGCGATGGACGCCTGATTGATCTCGCTGTGAATCTCGATGACACGGCGCACGCGCTTGGGCAGCTCCTTTTCCAGCAGCGCGGCCACGTGCTCCTTGTCCAAGCTGCCGACCGGCACGCCTTCCGAACGAATCCAGCTCTTGAGCTGTTCGAGCTTCGACATACTCTCGAAAGCACCGCCCGCGATCTTGCGAGCCCGGCGGTTGAGGTGCGCTTTCTCCTTCTCGACGACCTTCTTGATCCGCTTCACTTCGTCGGCATCGACCGGAACGCCGCGCTGGTTGATCTTCTGCGTAATCAGCCAGAACTTGCGCTCACTCTCAGGGAGTTGCTTGAGCCTGCTGGCGACGGCGCGCTCGGCGACCACGTCCTGCCCGCAATACTCGTACAGCTCCTTCAGCAGCGCCGGGTCGTCGACGAAATATTCCTCGATCGGCAGCCCGCCCTTGCGCCTGATCTTCGGCTTGCACAGCCGTTGGATCAGGTACGCACCGCGCTTGTCCTTCAGCTTGTCGACGGGCAGCCCGATCTCCTTCGCGCACACCCCGAGGGCTTGCGGCAGGTTCATTGCGGCGGCACGTGCCATGGTGTCGTCGGCCTGCTCGTAGCTGATCGTCGGCCAGCCGAACATGCGTCGCGCGACGTGGTTCCAGACCGGGATGTCGAACCCGCCAATGTTCCAGCCGGAGACCGTGCCTCCGCGCTCGATGTGATCGAGGAACGACTTGGGTTCGGGGCGGCCCGGATACCACACCTCGGGCTCACCGTCGTCGAACGCCCATGCGAAACACAGGATCGTGGTCGACTCGTCTTCCGCGTATCGGTATGACCCTGCTTTCTTCAGGTCGACGCGGGACCGAGTCTCGATGTCCCACCCTGCAACGGTCATGCGGTCTTGCTCCTGAAACGAAAAGCCCCGGTAGGCGAACCCACCGGGGCTGGTTCCGGGCAGAACCCGCCTGCCGCTGGTGTAGCAGGCGGAAACTACCCTAGATGACCCCAAGTGGAGGCGTCAACTGACGGTTGAGTGTCAGTCGAAATCGTCGTCATCGTCGAAATCGTCGTCATCATCCTGACGCGACTTCGCCTTGGACTTCGCCTTCGAGGAGCCATCGTCCTCATCGTCGAAGTAATTCGAGGCGTCGACCGGCTCCTCGCCGAAGCGTTCGCCGTCCTTGTGGAACTGCACGCCGACGAGATTCGCGTTGACGCGCTTACCGTACTTCGGGTGCTGCTGCTTCCATGGGCGGATCAGCGCGTGGACGTAGCAGCCTGCGTAGACGATGTCATCTTCCTCGGTGATCGGCGACTTGTCCTTGTGGAGCACCTGCGGACGGCGCTTGGAGTCGGACGCGGAAACGACCCACGCCCCTTCTTGCTCCTCCTTGCCGCTGTCCTCGCCGTCCTTGAAGAACAGCTTGTCGCCGCCGATCTTGCCCTCGAACCACTCCTTCTGCAGCTCTACGAGGTGGCGACGCAGCGCCTTGATCTCCTCTGCGTGAGTCTCCTTGTCGAGCAGGAACTTCGCGCTGTAGCGCCCCTTGGCTTCGTCATCCCCCTCCATGACGAACTTCTCGAACAGGTGGGGATAGGACAGGCGCACGTTCTTGATGAGGATGGTGCCGTCGTCGTTGATCTTCAGGTTCTTCATCTTTCAGTTTCTCGTCTTAGGGTTGTTGGTACTACGGTGTGTCAGTCGTCGCTCTCGTCATCGAAGTGACTCGACGCTACGGCTGCGTTGTCGCCCTCCCATTTTGGCCGCGGGTCATCCGCGTCCACGATGGTAGGCTTTCCGGGCTTCTTGTCAGCAAGCACCGAAACGATCGGCCGGTCGCCCTTTGATAGCAGCTTCTCGGCCTGTGCCGGGGAGATCATCTCCCGCGGCTCGTAGAGCTTATCCTCGTCGATGTAGAGCGCGAGGTCATCGCGCACCTTGTCCGGGTTCGGCCAGTAGCGCACGCTCCGGCCCGCGACCAGCTTGAGTCCCGGCACGCTGTCCGGGTCGCGCGAGAGCCGCGTCGCGATGTCTGCCTCGACCGCGCCGATCCACAGCTTGAACAGCCCGCGCATCTTGAAGATTTCCACGGCGCGTTCGAGCGTCAGGAACTCGGCTTCGAGCTTCACATCGTCGCGGCTCGCATCTTCCTCAAAGTCGAAGTAATCGAGCACCTTGTCGGCGAGCGCCTTGCATTTGTAGGACACGCGGCAGAACTTGCACGCCTGTTCGGTCGGGCCGAAGGGCGGGTTCTCGCCATGCGCGATCGCGAACCGCTCCTTGATGAACTCGCCGATCTGCAGTAGCTCCGCCTTTGTCGTCTCCCACACGTCGAAGTGGCCGAGACGCGGCTGCGCGATGCGGATCACGACCTCGTCGAAGTTGTACTCCCAATCGTACTCGTTGATGACGCCGAGCGCGTATAGGATCGCCTGATAGTTCCGCTCCGCGTAGACCTGCACGCCGCGGCCGTACTTGAAGTCGGTGATGACGAGCTTGCCGGGTTGGCAGGCGAAGTGGTCCGCCGTGCCGAACTGGTCCGGGATCGGGCACCACGGGGAGATGTTGACCCGCTTCTCGATGAAGTGGTCGCCGGGCACCTCGCGGCACCACAGCACCGACTCCTCGACGTAGTTCAGCATCCCTTCGTCGACGAACAGGTCGCGCTCGGTGCCAATCTCGTGCCGGAGAAGCTGCCATTCTTGCGAGGTCAGCTCGTTATGCGGGATGAACGACCATGGGCGCTTGCCGAGGAACTGCGCCGGGCGCTTGCCCGTCAGCAGCCATTCCTCGTGCAGCCAGTGGGCGACCGTGCCTTCGACAGCCTCGTACCCTGCGTCATCGGCGACGCCGTCGCACGCCTGCAGGGAGGCCGGGCAGTCGATGATCCGATGCGCCGAGGAAGGCGAGAAGCGAGCGTGCAGGCCGCTCATTTGTCGTTGAACCTGTCCCACCCGAGGGGCGCCTGAAACGGGCCGTACCATCGGGTGTCGGGGTGACCGTAATCGGTGCCGATCAGGTCGAACTCGCCCGTCAGCGCGCGCACCTTCCCGTTCGGGGTGATACGCGGGTCAGGCGGAATCACGTGGACGACCTCGGGCGCCAGAAAGCCGGGCCGCTGCGTCCAATACCAGCCGGTTGCGCCGGGCAGAAGCCCCGGCTTCAGCGCGCCGTTCGCCGTGTCGCGGGCGAAGCGCGTCTCTTGCACTTCCGTAGTCGCCGTCTCAGTCATCGTCTTCGTCGTCTTGTCAGGTAGAACCGCGAGGGGGCAGGGGAGGTACCCCCTCGCGGCGTTTGGACAGGCAGGAGTCGGGCCTGTCCGAACTCAGCTCAACGCGATGTTGAGTTTACGCCTTGACGCCCATCTTCTTCGCGAGCTGGATCACCTTGGCATACTTCGCCTCGGGAATCTGCGCGATGGTCTTGACGCCAACGTCGGCGAGGATCGAGCGGGCCTTGTCAGCACCCTTCTCGTCCTTGACGCGCATCAGCAGGTCACGGATGGAGTCAGCGGTCACCTCGTCAGCGCCTTCGTCCTCGTCACCGTCCTCGGGATCATCGCCGAAGTCATCGGCCTCGTCGCCGAGATCGTCATCACCGAGGTCATCACCGAGGTCGTCGTCCTCGTCGTCCTTCGCAGCCTTCTTGGAGGCGGTCTTCTTCGCGGCCTTCTTGTCGGCCTCGATCTCGGCCTTGGTGCGGCGCTTGCGCTTCGGCTTGGTCTCCTGCTCGACATCCTCGTCGTCCGCCTCGGCAGCCGCCTTCGTGGCGACATCGGTGACGGTGCCGCCCTTCACGAAAGCGGCGGTCAGCTTGTCCACCGCGGCGGTCAGTTCTTCGATCTTCTGTTCCAGCGACATCAGGGGTTCTCCCGGTCTTTGCGTAGGATGGTTGGTGGGTCGTCGGCCCTCGCATTTTCCGGGAGAGTAGGCTCAACCGGGGGTTGTATGCGGGGCCAACGGTTGCGTACTATCCACGCAGAGCCGGGGACTGTCAACACCCCCGTTCCACTTCCCTCCTACCGGGCAGCCGTTCATGCACTACACCCTCAAGCCGCGTTCCGAATGGACGCGCAATGAAGTCGTCGGCTTCCATCTTGGCGTCCTCGCGCTGCACGTTGATCCGCTCAACGGCCAGCTCAACGTCCTCGCCGATGCACTCGAACTCAACGCCATGACCCTGACGCGATGGAAGGCGCAGGGCTATGTTCCGTTCCATCAGGTGAAGCGCCTTCAGAAGCGATACGGCAAGAAGCTGGTCCCCGAAGACGAGTTGTGCCCGGTCGAGTACCGCGGCAACTGATTGCCTTGTCTTCCGGGGAGCCTATCGCAATGAAAAACAAGCAACGCTTCGGCGACGTAGCGCAGCAACTACACGACGCCGGTTATGACATCACGCCGCTCAGCGGGAAGCGCCCTGTCATCGACAAGTGGGCCTCGATCGACGCGGACGACGCGCTCGTATCGAAGTGGCTCGACAAGTACCCGCGCTCGAACGTCGGCATCCAGACGCGGCACACTCCCGCCGTCGACATCGACATCTACGACGCCGACGCGGCAGAGGAGATGGAGGCGTGGTGCCTCGAAAACCTCTCCGCCGAAGCGCCGGTCCGCGTAGGCCAAGCGCCCAAGCGCCTGCTGCTGTTCCGCACCAACGAGCCCTTCCGCAAGGTCAAGCACCGTTGGGTCGACGAGGACGGCAAGGAGCACGCGATCGAGGTGCTCGGCGCAGGCCAGCAGTTCGTCGCGTTCGGTATCCATCCCGACACGAAGAAGCCTTTCGAGTGGACCTCGATCGAGTCGCCGCTCGACCTCGACGCCGATGACCTGCCCGAGCTGACACGCGAGGACGTGTCGCGCCTCATGGATGCGTTCGACGCCATGGCGAAGCGCCGCGGGTGGAGGCCGAAAGGCAGCAAGTCGATGGTCGTGTCGAACGCCGAGAGCGGCTTCGAGGACGATGACGACGCCCTGCTCGGCGTGGCCGGGAAGGCCGACGACCTCGACGACGCTGACATCCGCGATGCCCTGTCGAACATCGACATCGACGCCTGCGACTACGACCGCTGGCTCACGATCGGCATGGCGCTCCACCACCAGTACGACGGCGGCGACACCGGCCTCGAATTGTGGGATGAGTGGAGCACCGATTCAGAGCACTACGACTACGACGAGATCAAGGCGAAGTGGGCCTCGTTCAACGTAGTGCGATCCGGCGGCAAGCCGACCACCATCGCCACGGTCCTGAAGTTCGCGAAGGAGAACGCACGCGCCAAGGCGAAGGACGAGTTCGAGCGCGAGATGACGCGCATCAAGGCGTGCTCGGATGTCGACGAGCTGTTCGAGGATGTTGCCGTCGCGCTCGGCAAGGTCATCACCCTGCCCCACCAGTTGCAGACCGCCGCGACCGCGCTGCAGTCGCGCATGACGGAACTCAACGGCGTCAAGATGCCGATCGCCGACGTGCGCAAGGTGCTGACCGCCGCGTCGCGGGGTAAGGGATCGAAGAAGGGCGATGTGCCCGAATGGGTCGAGGACTTCGTGTGGGTCGAGGGCGAGGATCGGTTCTACTCGCTGAGCGAGCGCAAGGCCATCTCCGTCAAGTCGTACAACGCGCGGTATGACCGCCACATGCTCACGCCCGAGGACAAGGCGATGCGCGTGGCTGTCCCGAGCACGCGCGCTGCCGATGCTGCGTTGACGCTGTACGAGGCGTCACGCGTGGATGGCCTGATCTACCTTCCGGGGCTCGATCAAATCGTGCAGGCCGGGCACGGCGAAACCTACGTCAACACCTATGACGACCGCGACGTGCCGGTCGCCAAGAAGCCGAAGACCGACGAGGAGCGTGCGGCGCTCGACGCGGTACGCCTGCACTTCCGCACGCTGTTCCCTGACGACCGCGAGCGGCGCATCCTTCTCTCCTTCCTCGCCCACCATGTGCAGAACCCGACCGAGCGCGTCAATTGGGCGGTGCTGGTGCAGGGTGTCGAAGGCGCGGGCAAGACGTGGATGCAGAACCTCATGGCAGCCGTCCTCGGGCCGAAGAACATCAAGCCCGTGAACCCGTCCTCCCTGTTCGCCGACTTCAACGGATGGGCAGAGGGTGCGCAGATGGCCTTCGTCGAGGAGATCAGGCTCCGCGGGCATGACCGCTACGAGGTGCTCGACAAGATCAAGCCGTTCATCACCAACGACTCGATCGAGGTCACCCGCAAGGGCAAAGACCCCGTCACCCGGCCCAATACGCAGTCCTACGTGCTGCTGACGAACTGGCAGGACGCGCTCGCGCTGTCCGACAACGACCGCCGCTACTTCATCCTGCGCACCGACCTGCAGAACAAGCGCGACCTGAAGGCGTTCCTCGCGCAGCACCCGGACCACTTCGCCAACATCTTCAACGCGGTCGCCGAGCACCCGGAGGTGCTGCGCTGGTGGTTGGAGCGCATGAAGATGCACGAGGAGTTCGATCCCGGCGGCCGCGCTCCCGACACCGAGAGCAAGCGCCTCATGGCCGCCCTGACCGGCAGCGACGAACAGGACGCGATCGGCCTGCTGATCGAGCAGGCGCCTTTCCCGGACTGCAGCGACTACCTGCTCAACATCACCAAGCTCGGGTCGCGGCTGGCCGATATGGAGGGTGACTTCGTCGTCCCGCAGACCCGCGCCTTGAAGGCCATGTTGGAGCAGATGGGGTTCACCTTCATCGGCAAGTTCCGGGTAGAAGGGCGGTACCAACGCTTCTACACACGCAGACCCGATTTGTTCCGCGGAAAGAGCGAAACGGCCGTCGGGACGGCGGTCCGCATGATCCTCGACGGAGAGGAGCCCGAGCTGATCTGATCCACTGCTTCCTAAGCCGCAGTACCTTCGAGCCGGGCTTGTCCCGGCTCTCTTTTTGCCTGCGTTCCGGCCAGAGGTAGGCAGCATACGGACCTTTTCGGTCTTTCGTACCCTACTTGGACCCTATTTCGGACCCTACCTAAGTTACTGATATTACTACTATTCTTTCCTAAAAGGTCCGAAGGTCCGAATAGATAGCAGAGATGCTCACGTAAGACGTTCTATAAGGGTTGAACGTGAACGTATATCGGCTGAGGGGACTTTTTGTCTGAAAACCGCAGGAATAGGAAAAACATGGACCCCGGACCCTTTCGGACCCGGCCTTGCGGACCCTCTGCTCGGGGTTGTATGATCAACGTTCACTTCTCACAAGAGGACATCCTAGTGACCGAGATCGACGCTCGGACCGCCGAGTTGGAGGTGCGCAAAGCCGTGCTCTCCGTCATCGACAAGTACCCCTCCCTCGACCTGTCGCTGCGCCTGCGTCGCGAGCTGCGCCGTACCGCCGATAAGCACACCCATGACCGCAAGAGGCGCGACTCGTTCGTGCGCTCGGCGATCGAGTGGTGCGACTACCACCTCGTGCCCGCGCTCGACAACCCCGCAACATTCGTGCGCGCCGAGGACGTGTTCGCGGCCTTCTTGGCCGACCACCCGCAGTTCAAGGACCAGTTCGGCAAGCGGCTGTTCTACGACGTGCTGCGCGACGAGGGCTTCGACATCGACAAGATGAGCGTGTGTGGTCGCCGCGGCGCAGGCGCCCTCATGGTCATCGGCGTGGAGATGCAGGCATGACCGGCCCGCGCTTCGCCTTCCCGGTACACCTCGGCGTCGAAGCGGCCAAGCGCCGCGGACAGCGCGCGTCCCTCGCTACCAACGGCGCCCCCACGGCCTACCGCATCGAGGGCGTGGCGTTGAGCATGGGCCGTCTCGCCGAGATCGCCGGGCTGTCGGTCAACGGCATGACCAAGCGTTACCGCAAGGCCGTCGACTCCGAGGATCGGGTCACCTTCGCGTCGCTCGGCATCACCGAGGAGATGCTTGAACGCAACAATGTGCGGCGCCCGTAGCCGTATCACGCAACGATCTTGCACGCGCGGCGCCGATTACACCCGTAATTCGGCGTCTCGCCTGCTATTCAGGAAAATTGTCTGTTAACGCGGCTCAGCGCCCCCGCACGGCAGCACCGCGGAGCGGGGTACCTTTTCTCCCTCCGCTTCCCCATCCTTTCTCCCCCGGTCCCGCGCGCCCCGCCGCCCCACGGCTACGCCCCCCTGCGCACGCGCCGCCGCCCATCCGTTAGACGCTCCACGGCAACGCGCGCCCCCTCCATCCCGCGCGTTAGATGCGCCTGGACAACATGCGGGCACGCCCCGTTAGATGCGCCTGGACAACATGCGGACAGTCCGCCCCTCCGCCCCACGCTGAGCCCGCCAGCTCGCGCCGCCGTCCTGCGCCCCTGCGCCCCTGCGCCCCTGCGCCCCGTCCGCCGTCGACCCGCTACCGCGCCCCCGCCGTCACCCCGCAAGGCGCGCACACGCCCACCACGGGCGCCCCACGCTGCGCCGGCGCGCACGCCCCACCACTGGCAGGGCACGGCGCGATGGCCGGATGCTGTAAGGCGCCAGACGTTTAACTAACGTTCAGGTTCAGGCTTGTATGGGCCGCCGCCGTCCCGCATACTGGCCCCACGTTAGACGACCTATCCCAACAACGGAGCGCACCCCATGAACGCATTTGACACCCCTCGCACGAAGACGCTGCGCGACCTGATCGAGCGCGAAGGCCCGAACGGGACCGGCCGCATCGTCGGCCTTTCGATTGAAGGTGACGGCGTCTTCATCTACACGAACAGCGCGCAATGGTGCGATGACTCGGGTTCGGGCACGTTCCGGGGCGACAGTGAGACGGCCGCGGTCCGCCGCTTCCGTTCGGAAGTGCGCCGCGCTGACGCTTCCGACGCTGATCCCGCCTCCGCTGAGCCCGCCTCCGCTGAGCCCGCCTCCGCTGAGCCCGCCTCCGCTGAGCCCGCCTCCGCTGAGCCCGCCTCCGCTGAGCCCGCCTCCGCTGAGCCCGCCTCCGCTGAGCCC